GGAGACGAGTTAAAGAATCCAAAAAAAGAATGTTGGCCAAGTGTCTTGTCAAGAGAGTTAGATTGTGAACTTATCAATCAGGCTGGTCCTGGTGGACCCAACGATTGGATGTTTAGAAAAACCATTGAATGGGTAAGTTGTCAAGAAAATTTAGATGATACTATATTAATAGTGGCGTGGAGTGAACCAAATAGACGAGAAGAAAATTATAAGTTTATGGGATATGAATCAAAACTTTGGAGAAAAGTAATGAAGGATCTTTATAATAATGAATTGTCATATTATAAATCCGTATGTTATATGGTTACATTACAAGAATTTCTAAAATCGAGAAATGTAAAATATTTATTTTTTCAGCCTTGGTGTGATATATTAGGGAGCGAGAAAAGGTTATATGAAACGAGAGAAAAAAAGATTAAATATAATCGGTGGTTAGTAGAAGATTACCAGAAAGAGTGTTATTCTGATAGTTTAGAAATAGGAAAAATAATTAAAAACATAGATGGTAAATATTTAATAGGTCCCAACGTTCCAAAGTATATAGAAGAATATAATATAAGAACGATTATGCCGGGAGATGGAACTGGTAGACATCCTAATAAAAAAGAACATAAAATAATGTCAAAGTTTATCAAAGAAAAATTAATTGAGTTATATTCATGATAGAAAAAGTATCATTAGATATTGCAAATTATTGGACATCAAATGATTTTTTAACAGAATCTAATAAAAGTTGCGGAACTCTTGTTGCCTTTGATTGGACAGAAGGTTATTTAACTGAAATAAACACAAATATAACTTTAAGTGATTTAGAACTTGAAAATTTTAAATTTGATGATTTCGTAGAATTTTTAAAATGAAAATTTTAAATTTGATGATTTCGTAGAATTTTTAAAGAAGAATAATTTTACTTTTGTATTGGGATTGAGAAATATTGTGTTTGAAGATAATCCATCACCAGAATGGACAGATAAATTAAAAGAAACATTAAAGTCTGATGAAATAAATTATGATGAATATTTGGTAGATACTTGGCCAGCACCAATTCCAGAATTTGACGTTCCCGATAATATTTTTTTGTTAAGATATTCATATGATCCATATAATAAAGTAGATAATTTGGCCTCAAACAATTTTTTATTTGGAGATTTTATAAAAAAAAGTGATTGGGAAAAATACTATAAAGATAGTAAAACTGAAGAAAAGACAAGAGTTATAGTTTTTTGTAGTGATATAGAAAATTTAGTATTACATAAAGAATTTAAAAAGTGTATTATAAAATAGATTTAAGTAATTACGAACCAAAAGAAGTTCCAGAATATAATACTTATAATGATTTTGTATTTAGTGCAGATGTATTGAAGTGTTTAGAAGAAGAGTTAGATAACTTTAAAGATTCATTTGGAAAGCATTGGAAAGAATGGGATATTCCAGAGTTAAAACATAGACTTGAAAATAATTATACATTTTACTTAATATCAACTGATGAAGAAATTAAAGGTTGGGCATTTATAGATTGGAATAAAAAATATCCATATCTATGTAATAGGTATGTAGTTCCAGAATTTAGAAAAAAAGGATTAGGAAGTGATTTAGTGTGGTTAAGATGTAATGAAGTTGTTAAACTGGGATACAAAAACGCTTCAATTATGTTAGAAGATTGGAATACCCCAGCATTATCGGTTAAAACAGAAAATAATTTTATAGAAATTAAAGAGATATGATATTTATAAGTGTATACAAACTATCATATTACAAAATTAAGGAACATAACTTATGTCAGCAGAAACAAAAATAGTTAATTTATTTAATTATATAACGGGCAGTGCTGGAGGTTGGCCATCAGATACTAATGTTGGTGTACTCGCTAGTGTAGACTTTTTAATAGAAACAGGTTCAGATGATATTTACTTTCCTGAACTAAATACTAATATTGGAATTTTAGGACCACTTTCTGAACAACGAGGGGTCTTTAATGAAGTTTCAGATTATGCAGCTTCAAAAAGTTGTGATACGGCGTATATATACGGAACATTACCTGCTGCTGGAAAAGATAATCCATCTTCATTTCAACAACCAATCATTAGTTCAAGTTTTGCACAAAATAGTATAAGTTGTAGTTTTGAATATTTTAATACTGATTCAAGCAGTTATTTTGCACAAAGAGGAGATACAAACTATGCAGGAAGTTTTCACTTTTTTGTTCAGACGCCTTGGTGGGTGGATGATACTCTTCTTAATATTGTAAGTGGTTCATTTAATAAATCAAAATTTAGAGATATATTGGGAGCATCACCAGAGAGTGAAAGTTTAATTCCTTTATTTAATACATCATCTTATACACCAAATACTAATTTTCCAGATTATGTTATAAAGAATCCAACGGGTCACGCAACTATTCAAACTGGACAATTAGGATTAAATACTTATATATCGAGTTCAGATTCTTATGAAAATGCAAATTTAGCTGGTAATATTACAGAAAAATTTATTATATCAAGTGGTAGTTATTGTGATGGTAATCCTTATATATTTCAATCAAAGCGTTTTTACTTAATGACACCTGATGAACATATACTTTTACAATCATACGGCGGGAGTGTAGCTAGCGAAGGTAGATTTAATCAGCTTGAATCAAAACTTATAAGATCCGGTAGTGAAGCTTGGATACCAACACCTATGAGTACGAAAATGTCTGCAAGTGGTAGTTTAATTCATATGTATGATGGTTCAACAAAACAAGCACAAGATGTAGAGGTTGGAGATATGGTTAAATCATACTCAATAGTTGGAATGCCAGATGAATCATCAATAAAAGACTGGGGAAGTTTCACGACATCAGATTTGAGTGGTTCAACTGCTTCTGATTCTATTGTGGTGAGTGTAAAGTCTTCAGAGCATTATGGATATTATCTAATAAATGATAGTATTAAATTACCTGTAGACTTGCAAACTACACTTCACGGTGGAAAACTTTTTACAAAAACAGATGATGATATTTGGCGTTGGAAAACCCCACGTGACCTGATAGTGGGCGATAAATTTTTAACTCCTGACGTTGAAGAATTAGAGGTAACATCAATTTCTCAAGTATCAGAAGAAGAAACATTTTATGGAATGGATGTTGAGGATATCGATACTTATTTCCAATCAAATATTTTGGTTCATAATATTCCACCAAAATGTTTTGTAGCAGGAACGCCTATCACAATGGGTGATGGAACTACAAAGGCGATTGAATTAGTTGAGGTAGGAGATGAAGTTACAAATTATGACTTTGAAACAAAAGAAGTGAAAGTTAATAAGGTAACATCAATAGAAACACCAACACACGCAGATATTATAGAAATTAGTTTTGGTGATAAAAAAACTAAGAACACATTTGACCACCCATACTGGGTAGTTGGAAGTGGTCAAAAGGGTTGGAGTTCTTATAAACCACAATGGACAGAAGAAAGATATGATATTAAATCGGAACAATTAGAAGTCGGAGATAAATGTTTAGAACTTCATAATGGAGAACTTAGAGAAGTTGAGATTACTAATTTAGAAGAGAATATTAATCCAGTTCAGACTTATAGTTTAGAAGTTGAAACACATCATAATTATTTTGCAAATAATATATTAGTTCATAATAAAATGCCATAATATATTAGTTCATAATAAATTTTAAATGTAATGTATTGGACGTTGGGGTAGATATAGTAGATGGTATATGTCAGAGAATGACGATAAAGAAGGTTATGATACGATGGCAGATGCAGGTATGGCAAAAGAACAGTTATATTTTAATAACTTTTATAGAAGGAAATACATTCAAATGAAGAGAATTAAAGATGTAGAACAAAATCCCGATTTTAAATACTCGATACAAATCCCAAAATTTTTATCATCCGAAAAATGTGATGAATTAATCGAACAAATAACAACGACAGAAGAAATGGTTCCAGGCGGTGTTGGTGGTGAGCATGGTGAATGTGCAATTATACCTGAAATCCGTAAGACTAAAGAATGGTATTTATTTGATCAACCGTTAAATCCACATAGACCTGATAAATGTAATGGTGATTGGCAATGGTTACAAGATAAAATATATGAAGTTGTAAAAATTGTAAATCAAGGAGTTTTTAAGTTTGATATTGAAATGCCCGATAAAGAACTTAAACTTATTAAGTATGAAAAGGGTGATTTTTTTGGTTGGCATACAGATTATAATGCAGGAGATTGTTCTACTAGAAAATTAGTAGCACTTATTCAACTCACAGACCCAAGTGAATATGAGGGGTTGGAGACCCAATTCGGTATTCAAGATAAAGATACAAAAGAGTGGTATACAATGAATAAATTAAAAGGATCATTGACAATTTTTCCTACTTTTATGTGTCACAATGTAACACCAATCACAAAGGGAACTCGTTATGTTATACAAGAATTGTTTATTGGGAATCATTTTAGATGACGGAGAATAAAGATTTTAAGTGGTTTGTATATTTACCATTTCTTAGTGAAGAACAATGTGATGATTTGATAAAAAAAATAAAGGGTGAAGATAGTTGGGTAGCAGCTGGAGTTTATGACCCACAAAAAGAGAAATCTACTTCAGTAAATCCATCACACCATCGTGAGTGTGATGAGTTATATTTATTATCAGAAACAAATAAAGATATAAAAAATGACTATAGTTGGTTGATAGATAAATTAAATACTATAGTAAAAATTTCAAATGATAGAGTTTGGAAGTTTGATATTGAAAGTGGTGGTAGTGATTTTAGAGCTATACAATATAAGATTGGAGACCATTTTGGTTGGCATTCAGGTACAGATGCGGGTGTATTATCATTAAATAAAATAACTTGTTTAATTCAATTATCAGACCCAAAAGATTTTGATGGTGGGGATTTACATCTCGCCTTTACCAATGAAAATAAAGAGTTTTTTAAATGTCCTTATAAAAAAGGATATTTATTTATGTTCCCATCTTTTTGTAGTCATATGGTTACACCACTTAAAAGTGGAGAAAGATTTATAATGAGACAAACTTACTTAGGAGAGCCATTTAGATGATAGATAACTTAAAACAAAAAAATAATTTTAAGTTCGGTATACATAAACACAATTTTTTATCTAAATCCCAATGTGAAGAACTGATAAAACGATTTGAATCTTCAACACAAGAAAAGGCTAGAGTTGCAGGAACATACGAGGGAGAGGGATCAGTCATAGTGAATGAAAATGTTCGTAAAGTCCTAGAAGTCAGGTTTGATGATGATTTAGTTTTATCCGATGGGTTTAATGTAGCTAAAAGTATTATTTCAGCAATCAAAATTGCAAACGTAGGTTATTTTGAATTTGATATAAGTGATATACTTACAAAACCAAGAATATTGAAATATAGTGACACAAAAGATAAATATGATTGGCATTTAGATATTGGAAATTTTGAAACATCACTTAGGAAAATAACAGCGAGTATACAATTATCAAATCAAGATGATTATGAAGGTGGAAATTTAGAATTAAGTATGACTGAAAATACTGGAAAGGGAACTGCTGTTGGTAGTAGAGAACAGGGGACATTAGTATTGTTTCCATCCTTTGTAGGACATAGAGTGCTACCAGTTACAAAAGGAGTTCGTTATTCGTTAATAGGTTTTATGTTGGGAAATGCATTTAAATAATAGTAAGATAAATTAAGAGATGTTAAAGGTAATAAATAATTTACACGAAAGTAAGAATGAATAAAGTATTAGTATTAGGGTGTAGTCGCAGTGGAACAACAGAGTTTTGTAAAACACTACAAGAAATAACATCAAAGAAATTGGTATGGGAGCCACAAGTTGGTTTACAGCGCGACACATCAAAAAATCTATTAAAATTATTTGGAGTTAATGGATTTTTAGATAAAATATATCAAGAGGAAGATACATTTGGAATAAAATGGGGATTATATCCAGAGTCAGAATGTAGTACTGAGGTTATAGATTATCACGATTTAGTTTTCTTTTTATCAAGAAGAAATGTATTTAAACAAGTAATATCGTTATATCTGGCAAAGAAAACAGGGAAATGGAGATCAGTGGATTTTAATGTTGAAACTTTTACACAAAAAGAAAAAGAAGAGTATAATGAAATTAAAGTGGGTAAGATTGATATTGAAGATATAAAAAAAGATATTAAAGGAATAAAAGAAACATCAGTAAAATTCATAGGTCATTTAAAAAGTCATAGAAATGCAAGAGTGTTGTTTTATGAAGATTTATTTGGATTCTTTTCAGGTGTAAAAATCAACACCGAAGAGAATTATAAAAATATTGAAAACTGGAAAGAACTTCAGCAATTCTATATTGACAATAAAGATTTTTGCCGTTATCTTCATTAATTGATTGGTATGAAAAGTTTTTGGATGGGTTTGAAGATTTTTAAACTATTTATTTAAAAGGTTTCAATTCATGAAATTAAAATCACTATTTGATCACATAAATCATATTACGTCAAAACAGACCAAAGGGTATTGGGATTCTCTAAACGATAGAGAGAAGAAACAATGGTCTAATTATATGATTAATCGTTTTCTCTCTATGAAAATGGAGTGGACAGATTTTGTAAATGAAATACAGAAATTAAAGCTTGACTCATATCAACTTTATGTTGTATATTCCAGTATATTACCGAGGGGTAAGCAGTATTTAAAATATATTAAGAAGAAAAAAGGGACTATTTATAATACACAAGTCATTCAGAAAGTCTCTGAATATTTCGAAATTAGTAAATCAGAATCAGAAGATTATTTAAATCTATTATCAAAAAAACAAATTAGAGAGTTAGTTTCAAAGTATGGTTATGCCAATAAAGAATTAAAACAAATGGGATTATAAAATGAAAGTTATTAAAGAGTCAAGTACAAAAAAAGGTATGTCGTTAGAAGAAGCGTATGGTAATGCTAATGGTGATAAGTCAGTTGTTACTTTGATGGAAGAAGAATGGCCTGAAATGACCAATGAGTTTAAGAAGATACAAAAAGAACAATATGAATTGTTTTTACATAAACAACACGATTATGGT